TCACTTTTAAAACAGGATTGAAAATGGAAACAAATCTGCAAGTTTTTTACAACGAAGAGTCGAATGTGAACATTCGTACACGAATGATTGACAATGAAAATTATTTTGTCGCAAAGGATGTTTGTGATGCGCTTGGCATCAGTAACAGTCGAGATGTAATGAGCCGTCTTGATGAAGATGAAAAAGCTATGTCGGTACTACCGACACAGTTTGGAGAAAAGGCCATGAATATGGTTAACGAATCCGGTCTCTATAATCTGATCTTCCAATCCCGCAAACCCGAAGCTCGTGCCTTTCGCAAATGGGTGACCAATGTTGTTCTTCCCGCCATCCGCCAGACCGGGCAGTATCGGATCAAGGACGAAGCGGAGTGCATGCAGGAGCAACAGCGGCCGAAACGTCTGCCTCTGCCGAAGTATCGCCCGTTCTTCAATGAGTGGAAACAGCGGGTGAAGCCCTATATCAGCCGGGAGGAGCTGCAAAGAGTAGCTGGGGGGTTACGTGTCAGTTATTCGCACGTTCGCAAGGTCTATGCAGGAACATCTACTGGAGCTCAAGTGGTCAGAGCAATTACCAGCGAAGCCCGCTACAACCGAGACAACAACGTTCGCTATCCCGACCCTGTGCCCGTTTGCGAGCAGATGTGCATCGAGTGGGACGAAAACAATTGAGAACGGACAATTAACAATTGAGAATGATGGATACAGAACATACATTTAATTCATACTCGGGTCCGTTTCCTCGCTTAGTAGATCTACAAGACTTGTCTCCTTCACGCAAAGAGTTGATTCTTTCCCATTGTGGATTTCCACGAACGGATGCTTCAAAGGACGGTAGAACCGATCCGGGAACGGGTAAACTGCCAGTAGTTTCTGCGCCTGGCTTCTCACATCGAATGAGCCGCCAACAAACAGGTCATAACCTTGAAACAGGCTGTCCACAATCTCCCGAAACTCCTTTATCGAAGATAATGAATCTGAGGAGGAACGGAAATAAACAAGATCTGCAACGATACCTTGAAAATATGTACTCAGATCATTGCGTATTTCGTCAAACACTGGGGCATTCTCCTCTATCGCATAGTCGATTTTTCGCAGACTTGCGGCAGCAATTAAAGCGTCTTGAACAAACCGGCGATTTACATTGGCCGCATTAGCGTCCAGATAGGCGATGACATAGTTTAATCGCCACTTCTTGGTAGTTTTCTTGAGTGAATTCATAATGATAATTTTTAGTGTTCACCTACAAAGGTAGGCAATTTAACCGAAGACCGAGACTATTCCGCCCAAGAAAGCTGGCGACTTGCAAGTACCGGAGCGAGACCGGGGGCGGAGCGATTGAATTAATAATTAAAGAATGAATATGGAAACAAGAAAGAGAATTGACTACAAGGCACTTTGTGAGGCTCCTTTTGATATGGACTCGGAGTATGAGGTGAACTTCCGTATGCTGGTCTATACCGGCAGGAAAGAGGAGGAACGCCCGGTGTTCCGCGTGGTGATCGCGAAGGGCGCGTGTAAGGTTGTCATCGGGCAGCAGGGCAAGGAGTTCTGGGGAATCACCGGGTTGGATACGAAGACAGGCGAAACGCAGTGGTACAACTACAACGACTGCGTCAGCTTGGAGAATTGGGCGGTGTTGGACCGGCTGCTGAAGACACGCTTCGGATGGATGGAGCTGACCGATCCGGCTCTCGTGATCGAAACCAAAATGTTGGCAAAGGCACAATTGAAAGGTTGAAACAATCATAAATCGGAAATCTCATGAAAGCAAAAATAATCATATACGGATGGGCGTTCAGCTGGCTCTTCTTATTTGCCGGTCTCGGCACGATCGAGCACAACCTGCCGGTCGGCTTGCTGCTCTGTTCGGTCTGGCTCTTTTTCAGTTACCTTCTGATCGACAACGAGACAGAATGCAAGCGTGAGGCAGACCGCTTCGAGGAATGGATGGTTCGGCTGCTTGGCGGCAGCGACAAGGATAAACAATCGGTTTAGGTCTCAATAAAGATTGGTTTTGGTTTAGCATCGGTACGCGGCCCGCGGTACGAGGGTGGTATCCCGGATAGTTCAGTCAGGTAGAACACTCGGAACTGGTAATTCAGGCGACATGGTCAGCGGTTCGAATCCGCTTCCGGGAACAAGATAAAGAAGACAGAGTGAACATGGAGTATTATAAAAACATATTATGTATCTCTTACGCAGAGCTGACCTCCGGTGATCCGGATGCGGTGGAAGAAAAGGACCGTCCGGTCCTGACAGAGGCAAGTTTCAAATACTACCGGTCGAAAAAGTTGATCCAGGTAGTACGCCGGGCTTGCTACGGGCAAACCGTCTTGGTATCCTACCACTCCCTGCCCGATCGGGTGAAGGAACGGGTGATCCGGAAGTTTGGCGATCCGGAACAGCGGACAGGCCAATACGTGCTCCGCAACATGGTGACACGCGACACGAATGCCGAACAGTTCTATAAGGACTACACCTTGGACGACAAAGGCTTCGAACATCTGGACCCGGTCTATGTCGAGTTGTACACCGCCAATGCTTCCGTCCTGAATGCCGTGATCCGGCTGACCTCCGACCGTGAATTGTTCATCAAGTCTTACGGACGTCCTTTCTTCCGGGTCTGGCAGGAGACCAGCGGCGAGCTGAACGGCATCCAGGAGGAATTAGGCTGCCGCCTGCCCAAAAATCACCTGTCGCTGAAACGGCTGGCCGACCGCTACCGGTCGGAGAGCTACATAGCCCTCGTATCCGCCAAGTTTGGTAACCGGAACGCCCGCAAGAACAAGTTGAAAGAACAGGACGCGCTGATCGTGGAATTGATCGGCGACGGCCGCAACATCGACAACGAAACAGTCGCCCGGCTCTACAACGCCGTGGCCGACCGTATGGAGTGGAAGCGGATCACCGCGAAGACGGTCGCCAACTATAAGAACGAACATCCCGAAGCGTTTGCCGGGCGACATGGCAAAAAGGCGTTTGCCAACGAGAAGCTGATGCAGGTGAAACGTTCCACGCCCACTGCCCCGATGTATTTCTGGTGCGTCGATGGGTGGGACACGGAATTGCTTTACAAGAGCCGTGCCACCGACCCCCGAACGGGCCGAAGCGTCACCACCTACCACCATCGCCCGACAGTGATCGCCATTATCGATCCTTTCAACTACTACATTGTGGGCTATGCCATCGGACGGCACGAGTCGCCCGACCTGATCCGCGCCGCCTTTCGCAATGCCTTCGAGCATACGGAAAAACTCTTGGGTGGCAGCTTCCAGCCTTGGCAGATCCAGTCGGACAACTACCAGAAGAAACAACTCTTCCCCTTCATGCAAACACTTACGCAGCATTTTACACCCGCTGCCGTAGGCAATGCCAAGGCAAAGCCGATCGAACCTTTCTTCAATCGCTTCAACCGGAAATATTTCCGTCTGATGCCCAATACCAGCGGCCATGGCGTGAAGAGCGGCCGGGCGGTGCAGGTGAGCGACGATTGGATCGAATCGCATAAAAAGAGCTTTCCCGATTACGCCGGTTGCTGCTCGCAGATCGAACAGGTAATCGAGCTGGATCGTACCACCAAACGCGAAGCCTATCTCCAGCGGTGGAATGAACTTGAAGCTGACCGCCGCCGTCCGTTCGACCCGGTACAACGCCTGTTGGCCTTTGGCGAGACCGTCACGCCCCGGAAACTCCGGGGAGACGGGATGCACCTCCAGGTGGGCAACGCGCAATTTGTTTATGACAGCTTCGATCCGGAGTTCCGTGCCTTGGGGCACGTTGATTTCTTCCTGCGTTACGATCCGTCAGATATGAGCCGGGTGATTGCCATCGAGAACATCGGCACGCAAAAGGCACCCATCGAGGGAGGCACGCGCTTCGTATTGGAACAAAAATACAGGCAACCGCTTGCCTTGGCCGATCGTAGGGAGGGGGATGCCGAAGAACTGGCCCGGGTACGGCAGTTCAACCAGGCAATGGTGGAAGATACGATCGAGAAACGCCGGCAAAGCGGTGAGATCGTCCGCGAGTTTTTCGATGAGAATGCCGAACGGTTAGCCGGAACGCTTACCGCCCATGTCATTACCGACAGCCTCGGCCGGCATAAGGATGTGCGCAATGAGGTGGCAGGCCGCAAGGAGACGGTTGCCTTGCCGGTACAACCGGCGGCCTTTTTGGGCGATGACGACGATTTCGACTTCGTCACAGGCGATCGGGAGTTTTTAAATGATTTTTAAACAGTATTCAAGATATGAACAGAAACGGATTAATGAAGCATGTAGGCGACTGGATCACACGCCTCGGCTCGCAAAACAAAGTGGCTGAACGGTGCGGCATCAGCAGCGCCTCGCTCAGTCAGTGGATGAACGGGAAATACGGCGCGGACACCACCGAGATGGACAAACGCATCGCCGCCGCATTAGGCTACCAGGAAGACGGCTGGCAGGTGGTCACCACCATACGGAACTACCGGAAGATCGAATTCGTCTTCCGTTCCTGCAAGCAGCAAAGCATGTGGATGGCTATATCCAACAAGGCAGGCAGCGGAAAGACGCAGACACTGGAACATCTCTTCAATCAGGATCTGACCGGATCCGTTATCTTCATGCAAGCCGAGGAGTGGAACTCGCGCCAATTCCTGCTGGAGCTTGCCGAACGTACCTGTGGCGTACCTCGCAGAGGCTATACCGACATTCCGACCCTTTTGAAGATGATCACCGAATACCTGAACGGCATGGCGGCCGACCATCCGATCCTGATCATCGACGAGGCGGACAAACTGAAGCCTGCCGCCTTCCGCAAGCTGATTCCCCTCTACAACCGCACGGAGCATCGTTTGGGCTGCCTGTTGGCCGGTACGGAGAACCTGCACAAGGAGATTGCCCGGGGCGTGCGCAACAACACCAAGGGCTACGATGAGATAGACAGCCGATTGGGCCGCTCGTACATCGAACTGCCCGGCGCGACCGAACAGGACGTGCTGGACATCTGCATGGCGAACGGGCTGGACAGTGAGACGGCCTCCCGTATCTGGAGCGAGGTGGAGAAGGTGAAACGCCTCGTGAAGGTACAGAACAAGAAAGGCGACACAAAAGAACGGAACCTCTATTTCTGCGAGGACCTGCGCCGCCTGATGCGCCTTGTGAAACGGGAACAGTTGGCCAACGAATTTGAGAGGATCTGATCGATGGGAAAGGTGTTAGGCGTACAACAGTTCCTCTCCGCCAAGAAGCGGCGGATGGAGTTTACCGGTGCCTGGTACGATCTCTTAGGCCGCCCGGCCCCCTACGGCACATGGATCATTTGGGGGCTGAGCGGTAGTGGGAAGACCTCCTTTACCTGCCGTCTGGCGAAATACCTCGCCCGGTTCGGGCGGGTGGCCTACCTGAGTTTGGAGGAGGGCGACAGCCTCTCGCTGCAACGCTCTTTCGAAGACGCGGGAATGATGGATGTGAACGGCAAGCTGGTATTGCTCGACATGGACATGGGCGAAATGCTGGAACGGCTCGAAAAGCCGAAAAGTTGGGACATCGTCATCATCGACTCCCTCCAGTACGCACGTCTCACATACGACGATTACTTGGAAATGGTGAAGAAGTTCCCGAAAAAGCTCTTCGTCTTCGTCAGCCATGCCGACGGCAAGAACCCCAAAGGGGGTACAGCCGATAGTATCCGCTACGACAGCCACTGCAAGATCTACGTGGAAGCCTTCCGCGCCACCGCCAACAGCCGTTTTCTTGACAAAGGGCAACAACAAAAGCCTTTTATCATCTGGGAGGAGAAAGCGTACCTCTATTGGAAAGACAAAATGATGGACAATTAAAGAATTAAAGTCATGGCAACAACAAAGAAACAAACCTCCCGCCGCGCCCCCTCGCACGCCCTCTTCTGGACGCTCTTGAAGGAGGTTCCGGGCTACGACCCGCACTATAAAGACGTGATCAAGGAGGGTATTGTGCATGAGCACAGCGGTGGCCGGACCACTTCGCTCAGCGAGATGTACACGAAGTACCCCCGCGAATACAGCCTCATGATCGAGGCGATGAAGGGTAATCATGAGCAAAAGAAAGCCCGCTACGAAGACAGTGCCGACCTTGCCCGCAAGCGGGTGATCGCCGCCATCAGCCAGTGGGTCGATAAGTTGGGCTACACCTTCGGGAGCCGTGAGGCGAAAGTGCGCTACGTGATGGGCATCGCCTGCCGCGCCGCCAACTGCGGCAACTTCAATGCGATCCCGGAGAGCCGCCTGTCGGCCATCTACAACCTCTATTGCAAGCGCAACCGCGTGGATATAACCGGCAATCCCGAATTGGATCTACCCATCTTAAAGAATTGACAATGGACAATTGACAATTATGGGACGCTATATACCATTACAAGACAAACTCGACGAAATCGAGGAACAGGGCAAACGTCTGCGCCGCCGGCTGGAATACCTGAAAGGCGAGCGCGACTTCCTGGTCGATATGCTGCTCACCCGGCCGACCCGGGACATGGAGGCACAACGCCGTTTACTCCAGGAGTGGGACGAGGAGATCGACAAACTGGACCAGTCGATCGCCTACCTCCGCCGGGAATATGTGAAATACAAAGAGATTCAGAATAAACAGATGTGTAACAATCAAAAACAACAGAAAAATGGAAGATTTAAGTAAACTCTCCAGTAAGGAACTGGAAGCCTTGTTGGAAAAGAAGAGAGCGGAAGAACGCCAACAGGCATTGGACAAACGCGCCGCCTACGAGGGCATCCGCGCCGAACTGGTACAGAAGGTGGAACAGAAGGTCCGTTCCGTGTGCGACGAAGTGAAGGGGTTGCACGCCTTTTGCGTGGACGAGATCGAGGCGTTCCGCCAGGTGCTTGCCGAGTACGGCCAGTTGCGCCGCGAGGGGCAGATGTCGTTCTCCATCCAGGAGGGTTGCTTCCGCATTGAAGTGAAATCAAACAAGGTGAAACGCTTCGACGAACGTGCCGATGCCGCCGCCTCGCGCCTGATCGAGTTCCTGCAACAGTGGATCGAAGGCAAGGAGGACGGGCAGGAGAACCCGATGTACCAACTCGCCATGACGCTCTTAGAGCGTAACAAGTACGGCGATCTCGACTACAAGTCCATCTCGAAGCTCTACGAGCTGGAGGAACAGTTCGGCGACGCGGAATACACCGCCATCATGAAGCTTTTCAAGGAATCGCACTTAGTCGAAGGAACGGCCACCAACTTCTATTTCTTCGAGAAAGACAAGATGGGCGTATGGAAGAAGCTGGAACCGTCGTTCAACCGACTCTGAAAAAAGTAAAGACCGCCACCCTCACCCCCGGCTGCTGGATCTACGTCTGTCCCTGTGGTTTCAGGTACACCGTCTGCCGGGTGGTGAGGACTTCGAGCAAGTGGATGGTCTATTGTTTTAAATGCAAACAACAAACAGGAAAATATTACAAAGTCATGGACGAACGATTGGAATTTGAAGAGAACTTCAATGGCAAGTTGAACTGCCGCTGTTTCACGACGATCCGTCTGCATCATCCGGTCAGGAATGCCATCGGGGCAGTGAAGCAAATCTATTTGAAGGGTATATGGAAAGGTAATGCGAAAATCTTGCAAGCCTCGACCATCACACTCGACCGTATCAACCTCCCGATAGCGAAGCTCGACTCGGGTCTCATGCCCGAAGAATGCCGACGGTTGATCCGTAACCTCTATCGGAACCGCCCCGGCATCAACTGGGAGGCACAACAGTTGGACTACCTCCTTTTGGAATATATCAACGAATCAAAAGAACCTAAATTATTTTAAGATGAAAAAGAAGAAACAATCCTGTGCCGCCAATCGGCACAAATGCCGCCCGGTCTTTCTGATCGAGCAGGAGCTGCGTGAGACGATGAATGATGCCGCCTCCTGTCTCCGAAACCGGAACTACGCCCGCCATCAGCAGGCCATGCAGCGCATAGCACGTTTGAAAAAGGAGCTTGAAGACTCCCGGATCGACCAACAGTTCCACGACGACAACCGCAATATGGATCGAGCCGAACGGGCTTTTTTCGGTAAGATCCTGCACTTGTCGCTCAACGAGGCCGACCTGGCGATCTATCATATCGAGATGTTTTTTGCCTACTTCAGCGACCGAGGCTTCAAGCCCGTCCCCGAATGGGAACACCGCAAGGGAGAACTGATCCGTGCTATCAAGGCTTATCGTGAGTTCGTGAGGGTATTCTTCGAGGGACCTGCGCGTTGGCAATGAGCTGAACTTCATGAAGCTCCTTGATCTGATCTCAGACCGCTGCTTTACCGATCGTGAACGGGTCTATTACGACAAGTATGAAATCAAGGCAGCCAATAAAATGGAGGGCGGGGTATGATTATTGCAGTTGATTTTGACGGAACCCTCTCAATGGGGCCCTATCCTGAAATCGGGAATCCCAAACCATACGCGGTAGAGATGATGAACAAATTGAAGGACGATGGCCATTACATTATATTATGGACCTGTCGTCGGGGTGAGCGGCTGGAGGATGCTCTGAACTGGCTCTTGGAGCAAGGTATTCCCTTTGACCGCATCAATGCCCATGAACCGCAGAACCTCGCTCGCTATGGCGATGACCCCCGCAAGATTTATGCCCATTGCTACATCGATGACAAGCAGGTGGGCGGTCTGCCTACCTGGCCGGAGATTTATGAATATATAACGAATGAGGAAAGGAAATGGAAGGAGAATCTGAATAAAGTATAGGTATGAATAAAAAAATTTTTGGCTTAATAGGTCTGGTCGGTTACATATTGTTTCTTGCCGTCCTGGCTGCAGTGGCTTTTAAAATCAATTTTTGGCTTGGACTTCTTGTCGTCTCTGTCGAAATGATGGTTACATGGCTATTGTAGTAAAAGACAATAAGAACTAACACAACTAAAAAAAAATATGAGCGGAAAAAGATATTTCATAGTGTCATACAATTTTGGCAATGGCAAAGTACATGGTTCTGGGCAAACCACTTTTGTGACGGATGGATGCTACCTGAACAGACAGATAGCAATAGAGCAGATAGCATCTACACTTGAATGTGAAAATGCTGAGATTGTAATTTTGAATATTATTGAATTGCCTGAATCTGATTATAATGTTTGGAGTGCCCAAAAAACAAACTAAATATAATTGAGTCATGAAAACTATAAAGAATTTGACCGTAACGGTTACTTACACAGTAGGCTTAGAGGATATAGAAGTTCCAGAAGAAGTATATGATGATCTAATAGAAAACTACGATAGCGGAGCGTGGGAAGTTCCTGAAGATTCCATTGCGGCTGGATGGCTTGCTGATAACATCATAGAAAAAGATGCGATGAGTTGGAGTTATGAAATTGATGATTTAAAATAATATTAAAAAAATATGAGCCATCAGATAAATATGATTAGTCTATTTACGGGTATCGGAGGTTTTGATTTGGCAGCAGAAACGCTCGATTGGAATATTTTGTTCCAGTCGGAAATAGATGATTACTGTATTCAGGTTCTTAATAAACGATATCCAAATATCCCAAAATATGGAAACATCAATGAAATTGACGCAACAAAATTTGCCGGTTATGTTGACGTTGTGGCCGGAGGATTCCCTTGTCAGCCATTCAGCAATGCTGGGTTGCAGCAAGGCAAAGAAGATCCCCGCTTTCTATGGCCGCAAATGTATCGAGTTATACAAGAATGTAGACCGAACTGGGTCATTGCTGAAAACGTTCTCGGACTTATTAGTAACGCAAACGGATTGGTCTTCGAGCAAGTGTGCACTGATCTGGAACGTGAAGGTTACAAAGTACAACCGTTTGTTATTCCAGCTGCGGGTAAGGACTCTTTTCAAGAAAGGAAGCGAGTTTGGATTGTTGCCTGCCTTGACGGCTTCGGAAGCGAAAAGAATAAAGTTACGTCGGGAGAGCATTTTAAAGCATTCAGACAAACGAAAAAGCAACTACCTGGCTGCGCACATTTCGAGAGCTGGTTTCAATCCGTCCGATATTACTCCGAGTTGGATGGAGTGGTTTATGGGATTCCCAACTGGATGGACAGAACTCATGCCCTCGGAAATGCCATAGACCCACGAATAGCGTACGAGATCTTATTAATAATAGATTATTTGACGAATAACTAAAAAATTATGAGTGATTTATACTTCAACGATAAACGCTTTGTTGGCCACAGTAAAATTAGTGATATATTTTTTTTACTTCCGGCGATAATGTGGTACATGGAGCACGAAAGGATTAAAGATGCAGACGCGTTCGTGATATGTGCGCATTGGCTTTGTTTTCAGTGCGGGTTATTTATCCGGTGTAAAAGAAAAATTAAAAATAACTGAGTCATGGAACTTAATGATATAGCAGTGATAACACTTACTGCTACAGGGGCAAATCATCTCAATGTATATCATGAATATTTCGTTAAGAAATACCCTACAATTATCTTGAAAACAGACTATAAAGAGGGGGATGATTATGAGTCTTCTCTATGGGATATACTTGGAATATTTGCCGAGTATTATCATGCCGGCAGAGAAGTTGTATTTACAAATTTGAGGAAAAAATAAAAAATAACGAGCTATGGTAAAAGAAACAGTATATAGATATTCATTAAGAACCCCAGCTAATTGCTGGTTGGGTGAAGTGATTCTGACAGAAGGTAAAGAGTTCTATTCACTAACGGATTGGGGAAATTTTAATTTCAGTTGGTCAACTCCGATGGAGATACGTGAATTTATATTGAGCATTGATGCCGATTATTTCGCAAGAAAAATGTTTCAAGGGGTTGCGTATCAATGCAGCACAAATACAATGCGAGGGTATTGCGAGAGATTCTCCGCAAAGATTCTGCCAGTATTACAGCAAGCAATTAAAGATAATTTAGCTAACAATTAAATATAAGTGAGAAAAGAAAAGGACGCCCTGGAGCGTCCTAAAAAGACTGTTACTTTTAAAGGTAATGTCACGCAGTCTTTTTATCCAATGCGTTTTGATAACGACGAGCTTTGTAGTTACTATACTGTTGTTTAAGACAGCCCCAGGCTTCACTATACAATACTCCTAAACAAGGGTTTAGGATATACTCGATTAATAATGGATGTTCGTTTATCCATTCTGTGATATATTCTAATAGCATAATTTTTAAGATTATATTATTGAATACATCCGTCACGCATGGATCACCAGAACAAAGATACGCAAAAAGGAATAAACTATGGACACACAGGTAGAAAATATAGTTCTGATTAATACAGATGACTATCAGGACCTCATTAAAATGGCGTCATTGAATGAGGATGATATAGATAAAAAAGCAGAACTGAAAGCAAGAAGGTTACTGGAAGAAAGGATTCCTTCAATCAAAATGGATTTGCGATTTTCTTGCGGAGATAATTATCGAATGCATGAGCACATCCGAGTTTCTGCATGGGAGGACCTTACACCTCAAATGGAATCAGTTGCATTAAAGACTAAACTTTGGGCACAGGAAACGTTTGAAGAAATCTGTGAAATGATTGATATCAAATTAGCATGTGAGGACGCAATTGAGAAAAAAGATAAGGAAGTCCGCACTGCTTTTCGCTGGGCTGTTGCTGGGTGGTTAACCTCCATTGCCCTATTTGGTATTCTGGTAGCTGCTTTTGTATTCAAATAATTCATATCACGAAAAAATTGAATATAGCTCATGAGTATGAAAGATTATAGGACAAATCCCCAATGTTCTTCAATGTATCAAAGACACAGAAGGAAGAACAGGAAAAATCAAAAATAATCATTTTGGGAGTAAATATAGAAAGGGCGAGGGGAACAGGGGGGCGGATATGTTTTTGACTGGGAAAGAAGGTTATTCAATTGGAAATATGTAATTTTGCGATAAAGAGTTTGTGCCATCATGTCTAAGGGAAGAAACAAAAGATTGATATCGCTGCGCGATGAAACGCTGATACGCCGATATTACTACTGGACGGAGATCGAGCGCCGGCGGTTTGACGATGCCCTGAAGATCCTCTCCGAACAGGAGTTCTTCATCTCGGAAGCCCGCATCATGGCCATCATCCGTCAAAACTGCGACAAACTGACCGATATCGAAGTGAAACCGGTTCCGAAAGTTCGCAAGCCGCGGATCAACGCCCGTCAACTCACGCTCTTCCCCGGTGGATAGCCAGTATCAGGCCGGTTCTTCATCCATGATACATTCGTAGGTACTCTCATACACTTTGATGGCTCCCGGCAATGAATACCAGCGCGACCCGGTGCGTTCCAATTCCGTCGCCTTTTCCGATTCCACATGCCGTACAATCTCATGCAACCGCTTGAACATTGCGATACGTTCCGCCACCTTACCGGCCGTTCCACTCGTGTAATGGGTGTCATCAAAGCAGTCGATGCAGAGCTTCACGATGATCTGGGCCGTTCCACGCTGGTAATCGTCGGTGACTGTCTCCCAATCCACCTTGTCCACGCTGATCAGCACACAGGGGAACGTGACCGGGTAGGTATCTTCGTCGGTCTGCAGTTGCCCGTAATCTTCATCCACTAAAGTCAGTTCAAGCATGCCGTCAGCTACGGCAGTTTGTATCAAATTGAATAATTCTTCCATTCTAAAAGTCTCCTATCAATTTTTTAAGTTCCTTTTCAGTGTATTCGTTTATCTTTTGTTGCAACTCTTTGCTGTGCCCCATGAACTTGCGTTGCGGGATATGTACCCGTGAAGTCTGTTTGGGGGTCAGGGCGAGCCTTTTCCACATCCAATCTGCCGGGTTCATGGCAGACTCTTTGCGTTTGCGCACTTTGGGCGAATCGCCTTTTTTGATTCCGGCGGCTTCGAAGAAACGGTGCCAGGCATAGCGTCTCATGCGTGGGGTGATCCGGTGGGTGACCACTCCTCCGTTGTTGTGGATGGGGGCGTATTTCACCTCGTTCGAGACGATGACCTTACCGGCACCGGCCTTGTAGGTGAATCCGCCATAGAGGTTGTTGCTGCCGCTCAGCAAGGGGGTACGGTTGTAGTAGGCAGCCTTGCCACCCTGTTCCTGCCGGCGTGTCTGTTTCCATTTCTGGACCGAACCGTTATCGCACCAGCCTCCCTCACGGAAGTTGCGCTTGAAATGACTGATCGCCATTTCGCCCACCCGCTTCGGCCATCGGCTGTCGCGGAAAGCAACAAGGGCGGACTTCTTTTGTTCCAGTTTGCGAACTAGTTGGTTTAAATCCATGAGAATTTTGATTGATGAATGATGACTTGTAAATTATATTGTTACCTTTGCAAAAAGAAGAGTGATCGATTGTACTGGGTTGGATTGCATATCCTTCGCTAAAGGCTTTCGGTCACTCTTTCTTTTTTATCTTTTCGACAATGGAATAAAACATTAATTCTCCAGTTTTTAATTCCCGTATTACTACGTAAGAAGGTTCATTGTTGATCTCTATCTTATAATAATGATATCCTTTTACCATTTGGTTATCCTTGACATCCGGATCAAAACGGACATAGTTCCCCTTTTCCAGTAACGATTTGATATACCTTACTGCCTCATTCTTTTCCAGTAAATACTTATGAGGCTGGTTCAATGCCTCCTTGATCCCGGTCGAGGTGAACGAGATGGGCATATCCAAGCCCGGAACGGACATCTGTTTCCCGATCAGGTTTTCCTTGGCCCACTCGCGTATTTCCGCTCGTTGGCGTTTGATATCCTCTTTGAATACGTAGCCGTTTCCGAAAATCGTCTGTTCGGTTATGAGCCTCTCCACCGCCTCTCTTGCTCCCTCGTATCCATTTTTGATATAGGGGTGCGAATCGCTGAAGAGCCTGGCATCTTTGGCGGGGTTATTGTCGAGTCCGGGGCTGGGACGGTCGGCTTCGCCACCTTCGGGCGGGTTCGCGGTCGGCTCTTCGTCTGTAGCCTCCAGGTCGCACTTGCAGTTCCATCGGTCACCCGGACGGTGCTTCGACCAGAACGGATCGTCGATGAGCCGGACGGTGTTCCAGAACACACGGTGGTCCTCGCCCGGATGAATGCTTGTACTTTCGATCCATTTGAGGCAAGGCAGATCCTCCCGGTTCGCCTCGAAACGCCGCCACTGCACCGCCTGGCGTGCCCGATTGACCGCCGTGGCATATTCCGTCTGCAGCCATGCCTTGAGGTGTGTCGGAGCGATCAGCGTCCGCACATCGTAGGCGAACCGTTCGAACGGCTTCAGCTCTCCCTTTTCATCCAAGAGCTGACGGGCAATGTCGTTCTGCAGACGGTGGGTGCGAAAGGCGGCAAAGACACCGTTGTTGTAGCGAAGCTCCCGGTAAAATCCACGGTCATCCTCATTGAATCCCGCCAACCGGATTCCTTTGTCGGTAGCCTCGTTGAAGCTGCGCCAGAACTCATGCCAGGGGGCAAGGGCAATGTCGTTCACCACATCGACCTCCTTCAGATAGATATTGCGTATCAACTCCTCCAACACTTTGTTGTTGAAGACAAAAGCCTCTTCATCACCGCTATCAATGATCGGTTCGTCACACTCATAGTAGAGCTGGTTCATCACCAGTCTAAAGCCCCCTTGCCGGTCGCTTCGGGGGCCTCTCCGAAAAAACGGCTCAGCAGGTTGGCAAAGGTATGTTTCTTGTTACCCCCGTTTGTTTTTGTTCTTTTTGATTTATTGTCGGGGAGCAGAGGATCTGCTGTCGGTATTGCTTTCTGTTCCCTTTTTTCGGCCATCTGCCGGTCGTAGTCCTTCGGCATGTTCAGTCCAAACTCTTCATATAACTGGCCATGATCGAGAGGCAAACCCAAAGCGCTGAGCTTCGAGATAATCTCGACACGACTTTTTGGATCGGTGTTTTTGGGTGAGACAAACGAGAATTTCCCTCCACGCACGTGATAGCCGAACGACTCCAGCAGGTCGGTCATCTGATAGTTGAGCACATTCATCACGAACCGCTTGTCCTGCTCCAGCAGCAGGTCTTCCGCTTTCTTTTGTACCGAACCGAGAGCCTGGGTTCCCTTTTCTCCCGCTTCAGTGGTCAGCGTATTGCCTAAGATGTGTTTTGAGATCTCCTGATTGCAAAACTGTGCCAGTCCCTTATAAAGATCAGATGTCCCGCTCTTGCTGCCGATATCATGCAGTGTGAGGTTGCTTCCCTCCGGATGCAGAAAAACAGAAGCCCCCCCGCTATCAAAAATATCATTGATAAGGTTGTATCGTTGTGAGTCGTCACCGGCATTGTAGGTGTATTCGCGGATGGGTTGACCGAACAGTTCGGCAAACTGCGACCAGTCGGCTACATCCCCCCGTTTATAAAGCACCCAGGGAATATCTTTCACCAGATCGCCTAAAGCTCGCGGTTTACCCACGAACAGCAGATCGTCATAATCGTCCCATCGGGTACCGTGAATATCAGTCTGCATCCGGAGGATCAGTTGTCGGACCGGCTCCACGTGTTTGCGGGGGATCAGATCATATCCGAGCCATCCGTCACTCTCTTTGCGGAACTGGAAGAGCGAAAACCCCCAATGACCGGTATCAAGCAGGTCGTTCAGAAACTCGTAAAACCAGGGTGATTCGAGCATGTCATTAATCGTCTGATCGGGCGAACCGTTACGGTTGAATTCGATCTTTGCCGACAGTACGGCCGATTTGCGTTTGCCGATCACGCTGGTGAGGTGCGTATCCATCAGGATGGATTCGTAGAGGTCGTACAATTTTACCCGGTTAGGGAAATCTATCCGGTCGGCTTCGTTGACTGCCTTTTGGAAATGCTCGATCTCGCGATTCCATCTGACAGCCTGGGTTATCAATATAGTGTTGCCTCCGGCAGGCTGGTTGAAAAAGCCTCCTGAGGTGATTTGCCTGTTCTTCTTTTTTCGGCTCATGTTTTATTGCTTTTAAATTCGATTTACACCATGTTTAAATCAGATCAGAAACGGGTCGATCGTTTCGGGTTGCTTTTCAAAAAGAAGGGGGACTGCTGCAGATCATCTTCTAAAAGAGGCGCCCCGTTAATACTGACTGATCCCTTTTGAACTCCTTTCATCCATTCGACGGCACGCTCGTAGCGGTTCTGTCTGATACCGTTCGTTAATTTTTGCGGATTGCCGACCGAGTAAATATGATAGGTCGCAATGTCAAGGCACATCATCAGCACTAACGGATGTCGTTCAGTTCCACGGGCGGAGAAAATATTTTCCACGTCATAGCGGGCGGACAGGTATGATTTCATCTCTGCGATGGCCCGGTCTTCGCAAATATCCAGGATCGAATTGTCGCCACGGGTCAATGAGTCTATAATGTCGCGATGTACGGTAGCATCATAGTCTTCAGGGTCAATAAAATGCGTCATAGTCTATATTTGTTTTTAGCGCGGAAAGCCCTTGCCGGAATCGTCATCGGTGGAGCCATACGCTGTATTTTATGATCTATAATTCGTTTTCCACCCTCCACACAGTCCGGACCGTCGGCGGGAAACTTCAGTTGCAGGGTAAACAACAGGAACTGGTCGGCGAGCCGCTGCATATGAGGGTTTTCCTTTTCCGCCACATTGAGCACCAGGCGTCCTTCACGGTTGGCCGGTTCCAGATTGGCCTCGATACGGGTTGCCTTGTCTGTCTTCTTCTCTTCATCCGGAAGAATAGATATATTTTTACCATGCTCCTTGCGCTTATCTGAAAGCAACGGAATAAAGACCTGCTTAAAAAAAGGATCTTGTAAAGAGTTGTTTTCTATATAGCAGTAGAGCGGAACTTTCCCTCCCACATAATCATCAAGCAGGAAATACCAGTCGATGAAATCCGAATTAAGTCCACGATCCAAAAAACCTTTGATCACGTAATAGACCCCGTCCAGCTCGCCAATGAGCCATAGCGCCTTAGTGGAACTTTTCTTTGATCTGTTTTCTCCCGGGGCCGGGTCACCGTAAGCCACTAAAAATTTGAATTTACTGAGCGGAGGGATTTTACCCCATGTCAGTTCCTTAAAGACTTCCCCCTCACTTACCGGGTTGTTGAAGTATTCGGTCTGCTGGGCGGATGCACTGATCTTGGACAATGTTTCATCGATAGCCTCTTCACTGTTTTTCTCCGGCCAGGTGCTACGCCCCTCCTTGTCACGGATATTGACGATATCCCAATGGTCGGCGATCGCTCCGGCACGGGTCACGCAGCAATCCTTGGCGATGATATTCCCACAGAAAATCACCAGTACGGGTACAGCCGGGTCGCGAGTCCCGTAGACCGCTTTTTCCCAGAACTTCCACATATCGTTCACACGGTCAGGATTGCGGCAGGCTTCATCAGTGTCGAAGTCGTCGACCAGCAGCACATCCGGCCGGTACTGCTTGTTGCGCGAACCACGGGGTGCATTGCCATAGCCGATGGCACGGAACGCTGCGTCATTCTTGGTGACAAACTCCTCTTCCGTCCATTTGTTTATACCCACCTGTTCGCCATAGTAGGCACGGATACGCGGATTGTTTTCCAGTTCCTTTTTGTAAGGATCCAACAGCCGTTTTGCAGCATCCTGCGTGGCAGAGGTCATCATTACATTGTGTTTGCGCAGGGTCAGCACCAAGAATAATACAATGAACATGACAATCGTGCTCTTGGCAAGGCTTCGCGCCCAGCTCAGAACTTCATACCATTCGTCATGTTTCAAGCACCGATTTATGGCACGGATATGGAAAGGGGCGAATTGGCTCTGTGCGTATTCAGGGAAGAAATATTGTATCCACTCGATCGGATGAGCCTCCAGATAAGCCTTATGCTTCTCCAGTTCGGTCCTGTTCTTGTGCTCCATAGGCAGGTCGGCCATGAGGTCCTGATAGAACGACTCCCACCTGCGCAGGGCTTCCCTTTCCTCGGCAATCATATCGCACTACGGATAAAACGGTCCCACAATTCACCGAACTCCTTTGCCTTGTTGATATCGACAGCCCGCAGCCACACCAAAAAGCGGGTTCCGGCGCTCACGAGGTCTTTCAGTCCGGCATCTTTCTCCAATTTGTCAATCGCAGCTGACAGTTTCGCGATGGTGGCCGCCTCGGTTGTTGTTGCATAGCGTTCACCCACGGGGCGTTCACCGATCACCCGGTTCACCTCGGCAATCTGTCGTTGCAGGTTCATGATCTGCTGTTCGCGCGTCATGGTTATACCGGCTTTCAGTTCCTCCCATTTACCGTCGGCGATCCATTTGCCCACAGTCCGCCGGCTCACGCCCACCTTTTCCGCAATTTCCTGTTGCGTCAAGTTCTCGCGCAGGTAGAGCACCCCGGCATATTCTTTCTTTTGTGAATTGGTTAGTTCTGCCATAACATTCTTTTTTAAGCAAAATTGCCCCTAAAACAGCTTGTTCGCAAATCCTTTTTTTATGCTGATGTTTTATTTTAATATAGTTGATTTATAAAGTTTTATCATAAAAATACGATTTGCAAGGCTTTGTTTTATCTTTCAATTTTGTGTCAAAACAAGTGCGAAATGACAAAACAGTTTTTCAATATGATCGCATCGAAAGACGGCACAGCCTGTATTCTTCTATATGGCGCTATCGGCAGTTGGGACGATGCGGATGTGCGTAGCGGTGACATCGTGCGCGAGTTGATGGAAATCGAGGGTTCCTACAACAAGATAGACGTTCGTATTAACAGCATGGGTGGTGAAGTATATGCAGGTATTGCGATCTTCAATGCGATCCGTAACACCGCAGCCGACATTACAATTTATGTGGATGGTATAGCGGCAAGTATGGCGAGTGCGATTGCCTCCTGTGGCAAACCTGTTTATATGAGCCGGTATGCGCGACTGATGATCCATGGCGTATCGGGTGGTTGCTACGGCAGCAAAGAGGATATCCGCCGGTACATCGAAGAAATGGAGTCGCTGGAAAAAACACTTACTCATATATACGCCAAGCGAACCAACAAGACTGAAGAGGAAATCAAACAACGGTTTTTCGATGGGCACGACCATTGGCTTACGGCAGATGAAGCATTGGCGGAAGGGTTGATCGATGGCATTTATGATGCCGATCCGATACCGCTTGACAGTACGCCGCGCCAGGTTTATGACATCTTGCAGAACCGACTAACTCCAAATAATATGTTGATAGATGAATTAAGAAAAAGACCGTCGTTTGCCGCAAAGACAAACGATGAAGAGGTGGTCGCCCATGTTGACCATCTGGTAAGCGAAGCGGGCAGAGTCTCCGGACTGGAAACAGAGAACACTGAGTTGAAAGCCCGTATCGCTGATTTTGAGAAAAAAGAAGCGGATGCGGCCGAGGCTGCCCGTAATGCGATGGTGGATGCTGCCGTGAAAGACGGACGTATCAAAGAAGTGCAACGGGAGGTCTACCTGAACTTGTTGAAGGCTGATCCTGTCAATGGAGAAGCTGCGTTGAAATCGCTAAAGCCGGTGCGCCGCGTGATGGACGACATCGTGGATAAAGGCGGTAAAGAAGAGAGCCCTTGGAAAAAACGAATGAAAGAAATTCAGGATAATTTAAAATAATTGCAGAATATGATTCAGATTAATGGAACAAACTATTCGGGTGAGGTATTAGAGATGCTGCTTACCCGTGCCGCCACCGGAAACGAACTGGTAGAAAAAGGACTGATCCACGTTGTACCGGAGGTGGCCAAGAAGTTTTCAATCCCCCGCCTGCGTACCGGCAAGATGCTGCAGAAACGCAAGGAGATGCCAACCGATTCGGACAGCAAGGGCAACTTCGATTATGACGAACGTGAACTGGTGCCGGTAGATTTCATGGCCTTTACGACCTTCAACCCGCGCACCTTCGAACAGATCTGGCGTCCCTGGCAGCCGAAAGGTAACTTGGTATTTGCCGAACTTCCGGCGGAAGGTCAAAACGCCCTGCTCCGCGAGTTGGCCAAGTCGGTGAAGTTTGAGTTGGGCTTCCATTTCGTAAACGACGTGTATGGTGAAGATGACGACCATCTGTTCAACGGTATCGTAACCCGTATGTTGGCCGACCGTGATGTGGTAAGAGTTTCCTCGAAAGAGACAACAATGATCAAGAAGCTGAAAGCGGTCAAGGATGCTATCCCTGTTACACTGAGAAGCAATCCGGGTTTGCGTATCCTGATGAGCATCGCAGACTTCGATGCTTACGACGAAGAGTTGACACAGCAGCCGAACAAGGGGGCGAACTACACAGATATGAATGTGGAGCGTTATAAGGGGATCCGCATCATTCCGCTGGCCAACTGGCCCGACGGTTTGATCGTGGCTACGGTTTGCGGTATGGATTACGATACCAACCTGTGGGCGGGTGTCAACCTGGTGGACGACATGGATGTGATCCAGATCGACAAACTGACGAACGCCGGTGAAAAGTATTTCTTCAAGATGTTGATGAAAGCTGATACCAATATTGCTTGGGGTGAAGATGTCATCCTGTTGGATGGCCGTGTTGCCGCAAAAGCATCTGTATCTGGGACAACCATTACGATGAAGACTCCCGTAGAAACGGTAGAAGTGACACCGAGTGAGAATTCCACCTATTCCGTAACCGGTGACGGGGTAATCATCGGGGCTTCGTTGACACTGGCCAACAAGTCTGTTGACAAGAAAGCGACCATCGACGGCATTGATGTGAAAGGTGGCGAAACTGCCTCTTTGGGCTATGATGGTAAGAAATGGTTTAAATCCTGATCCCATGCCTTACACCTTGAAACTCTTGGTTATCCACTGCACCGCCACCCCTGCAGGCCGTGAAGTATCGGCGGAAGAGATCCGCCGTTGGCACACAGCCCCTCCAAATGAAGGAGGCCGCGGCTGGAAGCAGGTCGGTTATACCGACATGGTCCATCTGGACGGGACGGTGGAACGGCTGGTGGCAAACAACGAGGATGACGTGGTCGATCCGTGGGAGATTACCAATGGGGCAAAAGGGTATAACCGGACAGCCCGGCACATTGTGTACGTCGGCGGTGTAGAGCGTGACGGGAAAACTCCCCGGGACACCCGGACATCTGAACAAAGGGGAGCTCTGGAGGCTTACGTGAAGGATTTCCACCGCCGTTTTCCCCACGTGCGAATCGTTGGGCACAACGAGCTGGCGGCAAAAGCCTGTCCCAGCTTTGATGTACAAGAATGGCTTTTTAAAATAGGTATCAACAATAATTCAAATGTAAACGTATGAAAAGAATCAACGGGATATTCATTTCGCTCATCGGCATGCTCGCACTGTCGATGTCGCTCATGGCACAAGACGTCGCGACAGTGACGGACGGGGTGCCGGAAACAAACTACGAGGACCTTTTCGCCTCGCTGGCGGCTATCGTTGCCGGAGTACCGGTGATCGTCGAAGCGATCCGCGGCTTCTGGAAGTCGATGCCGGGATGGGTGGCAATGGCGCTCAACTGGGTATTGGGCGTCGGGATTTGCATGTTCGGCTGGTGGCAGGACTTGGGCTTCCTTGCCGACCTCGACTGGCAGATTGCCCTGATGTATGGCATCGGTGCCGGTATCGCGGCAAGCGGGTTTGCCGAAACCGGCCTGATACAATGGCTGATCTCGCTCTTCACCCGCAAGAAAAAGAAAGGGGCGTAGGCCATGGGATGGGACGCGCTTTTCGACTTCCTCGGTGCAGGAGGTGGATTGCTTATCCTGCTTCAGTGGCTTTCCGGCATCCCCCGGCGGAGGCTGGAGCTGAAAAGGGATCGTGAAAAGACGTTCCGCGAGCTCCTGGATGATGACATGGAGCAGATGAACGAATTGATGGAACTCTATAAAACGCTGCAAGATGAAAACATCCAGATCCAAAACAGAGTGTCGGCCCTTGAAAGGGTTGTGTTACTTATTGAAGGCTGTCCTACTTACCATCGTTGCCCTGCTCGCCGCCTCGTGCAAGACTACAAAGCACAATTCTACTATGCACGCACGGGACAGCCTCGCATGGGACAGAAGGGTCAGCGTTACCCCCGTGATAATCCCACCAAGCCTGGCGACACTCCGGGTCCCGACGGACAGCCTCCGTAAGCTCCCCACCGGAGCCGGATATACAAAGAAAAACGGCCGGGCGACGGTCAGCCTCTCTTACCGGGACGGGCACATCATCGCTTCTGCCCGTTGCGACAGCCTGGAGGCACTGATGTTCTCCCTCGAAGAGCAGCTAAGCCGGGCACAGAACCGGCTGGCGGAAACGGAGAAGACAAAGGAACCGCCCCTCGTACCGTTTTGGACGAAATTCAAATGGTATTCGGGCGGCATTTTAACAGGAATCATTTTAATGGTAATCATCCAATTTATTCGAAAGATATGGCAGAAAAGAAAACAACATCGGTAGGTTTGAAGAAAGCGCTCTTCGGGGAGGTGAACCCTAAAGGCGGCATGCCGACCGAGATGAAACAGTTGGCACGTACCTTTAAGGGAACGGCCAGTTTCACAACTGAAGCCGACACCGTAACCAACTTTTACTCGGAAGAAGAGCCGACAGTACCCGTGGAAACAGTGAGTTCGGAAACCGGTTTGAAACAGGTCAAACTCAACTTCATAGAATGGGATAACGATGTATTGGTAGAGGTTTTCGGCGGATCCATCGCCAAGGCACAGGAGGTGACCATCGAAGGCAAGAAATACACTGTCGACAAGTTTAAAGCGCCACGCGATGTAGTGCAGATCGAAAAGGCACTACGTGTCCTTACCAGATATAACGTAGTGATCGACATCCCCCGTGCGAAGATCCTCGCTCGGTTTATCTGGAATTTGGCAGCCGACCAGATCGCCCAGATCGAAATTACCGCTACCGCCATGAGTTCGGCAAGCGAAGAAGACGGGGCCTATGAGATCTACAAATTAGGAGAACCCACGGCATGACCCCGGTAGAAGCCATGGCCGCCGACGCCCTGTTGGACCGGCGGCTCAAAATAAACCTCCCTGCCCCGGATCTTCGGGCGCAAGACGGTACCCATCCGGGTGAAGCTACCCACGGCGGGCAGCCTTATCCGGATGTCATCGCTCTTCACGCGGATGGAGATCGACCTGCAGCACCTGCATGACGGCAACTTCGGCAGCGTCTTGGAACAGATCGCCAAGCACGGCGTCACCACCTCACGGATCATCGCCTATGGTCTGCTGCGTGGCACATGGTCGGCACGATTGCTGAACCGTCCGCTCGCCTGGTATATCCGGCAACACATGCCGATGCAGGGATTGGCGGAATTGGCCAAGATCATCGTGCTGATGAGCACGAGCGAGGCTTTTGTGAGCATTATCGCATCGGTCGCTTCGCTGAACCTGATGAAGCCGACGGAGGCGAGCCAGCCGACAGAGACCGGGAGTTAAAGGAGGAGTATGATCCTCCCCATAGCCCGTTCGGACAGATCTACACCCTCGTGCAGCAGGGGGCAATCACGTATGATGAAATCATGAACCGTATCCCGTGGTGTGTCGTTTTGACCATGATCAGCGACCAGGGACGGATGCGGAAGAAAAAAGAAAGAGAAGAGGTACTCCAGAGCGAAGAGGAGGAGCTTGAATTTTTCGGATTAAAGTAGTAAAAGAGACAAATGGCACAGACAGATCCCGTATATATCACCTTTGAATTTCGTGGCGACATCGATAAAGAGGTCAATAAAGTGACGCTCGGCATCAAGGGGCTGCGCGACGAAGCGGCAACGACCTATAAAAAGTTGATTGCCGACAGTTCGGCCGCCTACAACGCCATGAGCGCCGAGAGCCGCAAGCTCGCCACGACGATGCAGGAGAATATCAGCAGTCTGCGTTCGCTTTCCGCGATGCAGGAACAGCTGGACCGGGAGCTTGAGGCCGGGACCATAAGCCTTTCGGGGTATACGCAGGCAAAAGCAGCCTTGGCGCTGCAGGAGAGCAACCTAAGAGTGGTGATCAGTCAGGAGATGCAGCAGCTGCAACAGCAGATGGCCACCGAACAGGAGGCGTCAGACAGCGTGGTCGCCCTGACACGCAAGTTGCAGCAACTGACCGAGGCCTATTCCCGGCTTTCCAAAATGGACCGTGAAGGTTCGGCCGGAAAGGAAATTTTGGAACAGATCCAAAGCGTGGATAATGAACTGCAGACCGCCCAGACCCGTCTG